CTTCGATTTTATCCCGACTACGGGCGATCCGGAGCTGGATAAGCGGGTGAAGGACTATATCGCCTGGCGGATGGACAAATATTATGCGGACGCCTCCGGGGTGCGGGACTTTACCGAGATCGGCCAGACGGCCCTGCGGGCGATCTGGAATGATGGGGATTGTCTGCTGATCAAGCGGCGGGATGGGTCGGTAATGCCGGTGGAGGCGGACCAGATCGAATCTCCCCAGGTGTTGGGGTATGACGGTCAGAGTCGTCGGATTGTGCTGGGGGTGGAGTTGAATAAGATGAACCGGCCGACGGCGTTTCATCTACGCTACCGGCCGGTGAGCGGCGATTCGGGTCTGGTGCGAAGTACCGAACAGTGGCGGCGGGTGCCGGCGAAATATGGGATATATGCCGCTTATCGCAAAAGATTTAATCAGACGCGGGGGGTGCCGTTTCTGGCTTCGATCTTGGGGACCTTCGACCGGACGGACAATTATCTCGATTATGAGCAGATCGCCGCGGAGATTGGGGCGATGCTGGGCTTTAAGATCACCAAAAACGAGCTTTATAACGCCGACGAGGAGAATATCGAGGATAACGACAATACCGATTCGAGCTTTGGGAAGATGCAGAAGATGGAGCCGGGTCAGATATTTGAGCTGCTGGTGGGCGAGGACGTCGATATGTTCGGCAGCCAGCGGCCGGGATCGAATTTCAGCTCCTATATTGAGACCTGCTGCCGGATCATGGGGGTGGGGCTGGGGATGCCGCTGGAGCTGGTGATGATGGATTTCTCCAAAACCAATTTTTCCAGCAGCCGGGCGTCGCTGGGCGAGGCGCGGCGGGGCTTTCGATTATGGCAGAAATTCAGCGAGGGCAATATCGCCCGGCCCTGGTATCGCTGGCAGATCAATCGCGGGATCGCACTGGGCGAGTTGCCGGCCGATGAACGGCTTTATACGGTCCGGTGTCAGTGGCCGGCGTGGGAGTACATAGATCCCGTTAAAGAGCAGCAAGGCAACGCGATCGGGGTGGCGATGCGGGTCAAGAGTCCGCAGGAGTGCATCCGGGAGCGGGGCGGCGATCCGATTGAGGTGGTTAAGGAGATCGGGGAATTTGAAAAGATGCTGGCGGAGGTTGGGGTCGAGCCGGGCAAGGTACGGGTCTCGGTGGCGACTGGTCGGACAGTGGAGGATGAAGAAGAGGGTGAAGAAGACAAGAAGTAAAAAAGTAAGAGAGTAAGAAAAATGACAAAAATAGATATTACGGCGGAGATCCCTTTTCGGGTGGCGATTTGTGAGGACGGCGGGCCGCGGCGGTTCGAGCAGGTTTACGCTCCGGACGCGGCGGCGGCGGAGGCGACGGTGCGGGAGTCGCTGGGGCTGACGCCGGAGAAGCAGAAGCTGGGAAAAACTCGAAATCCGAAATCCGAAATTCGAAACAAATAAGAATTTCAGAAATTCGGAAATTTGAAACTTTGGATTTGTTTCGGATTTCGATATTCGTGCTTCGGATTTGAAAGGCTGATATATGAGCGAGAAACTACCGATTTTACTTGAGTATGCCACCGGGGGCGAGTGGGCGATGCGGCTGGAGACCTTGCAGCGGGCCTGCGAGGTGGTCGAGCGGCACGTTTCGGGCGTGAAGCTGTCGGCCGAGGAGATAACCGCGGCGACGGCGGGCCGGGCCGGGAAGATCGAGCGGTCCTATGAGGTGACTTCCGACGGGACGGCGATTATCCCGGTTTCCGGGGTGATCGCGAAATATTCCCGAATGGTAAACGGGACCAGTCAGCCGCGGGGGACCAGCGTGCAGCTTTTGCGATCGCAGTTGCGGGAGGCGCTGGCGGACCGGGCGGTCGGGTCGATTATGCTCTATGTTGAATCGCCCGGCGGCATGATCGACGGTCTGGCGGGATTGGCGGACGAGATCTACGCCGCGCGGCGGGAAAAGCCGGTGACGGCCTACATTGACGATCTGGGGGCCTCGGCGGCCTATTGGCTCGCTTCGCAGGCGTCGCGGGTTTATGCGAACGAGACCGCGGATGTGGGTTCGATTGGGATTTATACGATTTATGTCGATTCCAGCGAGCGGGCGGCGCAGGAGGGGCTGCGGTTCGTGATTTGCCGGAGCGGCGCTAATAAGGGGGTCGGTACGCCTGGGGTGGAGATAACCGCCGAGAACGCCGCGGTCATCCAGGAGCGGATCGATGCGAAATATCAGATCTTCCTGGCGGCGGTGATGCGGGGCCGGGCCGGGCGGGGGTTGGCGGCCGAGCGGCTGGCGGAGCTGGCGGACGGGAGGACCTATATCGCCGCCGCGGCGGAGCGGGAGAGGCTGATCGACGGGGTGATGGACTTTGAGACGGCCCTGGCGAAGTCGGCCGAATTGGAATTGGATGAGGAGGATCTTGAAGAAATTGGAACGGCTGCGGCAGCGGTCGAAACGGATATTACAGTTAGTCTTAACGAAAGGAAAGAAGTTATGAGCGACAAAGAAAAAACGGCTCAGCCGGACGCCGCTGCCTTGCAGGCGGAAGCGACCAAGGCGGAGCGGGAGCGGATCGAGGCGATCTCGACGGCGTTGCCGGGCGAGCAGTTCGCCGAGCTGCGCAAGCAGGCGATCGCGGCCGGGTGGGACATTACCCGGGCCAAGGCGGAGGCCCTGCCGGTGGCGCAGCAGGCGCACGCGGCGGAGCTGGCGGCGGTGCGGGGCGAGCTGGAGACGGCGAAGACCAAGCTGGAGGCGATTGCCCAGGGCGGTGACGACGGCGCGGCGGCCGAGGCGTCCGACGCCGGGGAAGATTCCGGGGCGGCCGGGGACGGCGCCGACGGGGCGATCTACGCCCGGGCGGTGGAGCGGATGCGGGCCCAGGGGATGACCGAGACGCAGGCCTATCGGGCCGCGGCGCGGCAATACCCACAGGCGCACGCGGCCTGGAAGGCGGGTTTCGCTCACTGAGGGAAGCTGGAAAAAAAGAAACGAGAAATCGGAACAAATAAAGAACAAGCGATTGAAAGCGAGGTAATAAAATGGGTGGATTAGCATGGAGTAATGATGGACCTTTTACGCTGACCAGCGGCGAGGCGCTGGCGGCGGATCGGCTGATACTGCTTTCCAGCAGTACGGCCAAATACGCCGACGGGGGCGAGGAGCCGATCGGGCTGACCCAGGAGGCGGTGGCGATTACCAAGCCGGTGGCGATTGAGCCGCTGGACGGCAAGATCCATAAGGTGACCGGCTCGAAGGCGATCAGCGCCGGGGCGGCGATCTACGTGACGACCGACGGTAAGGTCTCCGACGCCGCGGTCGGCAAGCAGATCGGGATTCTGCTGGAGGCGATCACCGCCGACGGCGGCAAGGCGGCGGCGATCTTGTGGGGCCCGCGGGGCGGCATGGATTTCTATTCGTCGAAGAAGTCGATCATCGAATATTTCGATGATATGTTTACTTACGATACGACCTTCGACTGGGCGGTGGTCGAGGACGCCGGGGCTACCGGGGGCGATAAGATCACCGATGCGGTCGGCGGCGTGGTGCAGATCGGCTGCGACGGTGACGATAACGATGAATGTTACGTCTCCAGTAAGGCCGAGGTCTTCAAGTTCCAGACGAATAAGCGGCTCTTCTTCGAGGCGCGGGTCAAGCTGACCGAGGCCAATACCGACGACGCCAATATTATCATCGGTTTATCCGATACGGCGGCGGCCGATTCGCTGGTGGACGACGGGGCCGGGCCGATGGCCAGCTATGACGGGGCGGTCTTCTTCAAAGTCGACGGCGGGACGGTCTGGCAGTTTGAGACCTCTAACGCGGCCAGTCAGGAGACTCTGACCAACGCCGGGGCCTTTACGTCCGGCTCCTGGCACACACTAGGATTCCTCTACGATTATAACGATGGGGTAACGGCCAGCGTGACACCCTACGTGGACGGCGTGGCGGGCACGGCCCAGGATCTGACGATCTCCGGGCTGGAAGAGATGCACATCCTGCTGGGCGTCAAGGCGGGCGGCGCCAACGAAGAGGCCCTGCTGGTCGATTACGTGCATGTGGTTGAGGATCGGTAAAAAAAGTAAATCAGTAAATTGGTGAATTGGTAAATTGGTTTCTCGGATTTACTAATTTACTGATTTGCCAATTTACTAAACAGAAGAACAAGCGTTTTTTATATAAAAATTGAAAGGGAATAAATTATGAGACCAGAATCAACTAGCGTTACCTTCCGGCCGGATTTGGCGGCGGAGGTGCGCGAATATGACAGTGCCAAAGCGGCGAAGCGATTTATCGCTCGGAAGGTCGCACCGATTTTTGAATCGGCGACCTGCGAGGGCGGTTATCCCATTATAAACCGGGAGAATTTTAAGAAACCGGTATCCACGAAGCGGACTAATCGCGGCAAATATAACCGGATTACCGGCCAGTTCGGGAAAGGAACATACGATTGTGAGGAGAACGGCCTGGAGTATCCGGTTGATGATCGGATGCGGCGGAAATATTCTCACATTTTGGACGCCGAGGCGGCGGCGGCCAAGATCGCCAGGTACCAGATCCTGCTGAACCAGGAGATCCGGGTGGCGGCGGCCTTCGCGGCGGCGGGCCTGACCAATACCAACGTGGCGACGGCCTGGAGCACCACGGCCTCGGCGGTGCCGCTGGATGACATTATGACCCAGGCGGAAAATTTGGAGGACGCCTGCGGGATCGGCCGTGAGTGGCTGAGTTTGATCATCCCGCGGGCCGATTACCGCGAGATGATGAAGACCGACTCGGTGGTGGATCGGGTCAAGTACGTTTATGGCAAGAGCGTCATCCCGGCCCTGCTGCCGGTGGCGGAGGTGGCGAGCTGCCTGGGGATCAAGGAGGTTTTGATCGCCGCGGGCGGTTACGATTCGAAGGAAGAGGGCGTGGCCGAATCTAACACTCAGATATGGACGGCGGGCGTGATCTACCTGGGGGTCTTTTGCGACGAGGGCGATCCGCTGGAAGAGCCGTCCGCGGCCCGGACGATCTTATGGACCGGAGATTCGCCGGAATCGCCGGTGGTGGAATCGTACCGAGAGGAAGACTCGCGCGGCGATATTATTCGCGTTCGACACGATACCGACGAGGTGATGATCGGCGAGGCCGATCTGTTCGTGCGGAAGCTGACGAACACGTAATCAGCGGATTAGTAAATTAGTAAATTAGTAAATTGGTGAATTGGTGAATTGGTGAAGTGGTGAATTGGTGAATTGGTTTCCTGATTTACTGTTTTACCAATTTACTGATTTACTGAAAAACGGAGTTTTTACGATGGCGCTTTCGGAGCAGGATCGGCGGGAGATTAAGGCGACGTTCGGCCAGTCGCTGGCCGAGCATACGCAGGAGATGTGCGAGGCGATCCGCAAGATTGGCAAGGAGCAGATCGAGCAGCACGTCAAGAGTTGTCCGCACGGGATCAATATGCGGGCGTCCAAGGCGTTTTTAGTCGGGATGGTTGTTGCGAGCGGGGCGGCCGGCTCGGCGAGCACGGCGGCGGTGATGAAGTTTTTGATGGGATAAGAAGTAAACTAGTGAATCAGTAAATCGGTAAATTAGTGAATCGAGGCGAAAGGGCGGACATTATGCGAACCAGAATAATTATCTTTTCCGGGGTGGGGGTGGCGTTGGCGTCGGCGGCGTTGGCGTTGGCGCTGGACAGCGATCCGGTCTATACCAAGTTTAAGGCGTACCTGGAGGCGCAAGAAAAAACCTCGGCGGAGATTAAAGGTTATACAAAAAAAGACGCCCTTGACGCCATGACGACCTTGACGGCGGCGGAGAGGAAGAAATTTAAACGCGGCTATAATGGCTTACGGCAGCGGCTTGCGAACCAGAAGCGGGAGGCGGAGGAACAAGCGGTGTTTGCGGCGTTGGTGGCGCTGATAAATGCCGATGTCAAAGCGGTGCATAAAGATGTTGAATTTGAATTGGTGCGGGAAGGCCCGGACGATATGCGGGTGATTATTTATCTGAACGGCAAGCCGGAGCCGGAGGAGGAAACTGGACTGGAGGCGGAAGAATGAGAACGATAAAATTAGCCGCTTTGTTGTGTTTGATGTTTTGCGCGTTGGCCTGGGGTTATACGGCCCCGGCCTGTAACACCATACACTTTGTCGGCGGCGTGGGCGACAAGAGCGGTAAGTCCGACGACAATGCCGGAGGCTGTACGCGGACGGCGTGGGAAAGCTCCGGCGATCCGTGCGATTTCATGGCGAGCGACGGCGGGCCAGT